TTATTACGAACTCTATTGGCAATTCAAATATAATGTATTGGCCGATGAAAACTCACTCAACGATAATCTTTTAGGAAAGTTTTTTAGAAAAGATTTGGATATTTAAAATATTATTCGTATATTTGGGTGTTAACTATATAATTAGAAAAAATGACATTAGACCAGATAGCAAGAAAGTATGGTATAAATAGAAACTCTTTAAATGCAAAAGATGATGCATTAAGGATTGGATTAACATCCATACAGGACTTAGTAAAACAAATGCAACAAAGAAATGTTCCAAAGGATATTATTGAAAACACAAAGAAGCTAGGTGAATTTCTTTACGATGTTTCTCAATCAACTATTGGATAATTAAGATATTTTTCGTATCTTTGTTCCAAATTAGATTTTTATGCTCTCCGCTAGAAACAAATTAGTTGTTGTAAACATATTGGATTCTGCTTTAGGTGTTGGTACATCTATGAAAGGAAATGAACAAGCACATCATTGTCCTTTCTGCCACCACCATAAGAAGAAACTCCAAGTCAACTTAGAATCTCAATATTGGCATTGTTGGGTATGTGATTCAAAGGGTAGAAGTATTCAATCCCTTCTTCACAAACTAAATGTTGATAGAAGTGAGGTAGCTAAGATTATTTCTATTTATGGAGAGTACAAACCTCAACGGGGTGAAAAGGAAGTAGAGAAGGTAGTTCTAAAACTTCCTAAAGAATTCAAACCACTTTATCAAAAACCAAAATCAATCAATCCATCATTCAACCAAGCCATTCACTACCTCAGACAAAGAGGTATTGGTAAGGATGAAATCTTACGATACAACATTGGGTATTGTGAGGATGGGTTGTATGGTAGTAGGATTATTATTCCATCTTACAATGAGGATGGTGAACTAAACTACTTTGTAGCTCGTTCATTCTACGAAGATGAGAAGATGAAGTATAAGAATCCGCCGGTGAGTAGGGATGTAATTGTATTTGATAATCAAATCAATTGGAACGAACCCATCACTTTGGTGGAAGGAGTATTTGATTCATTCTCAGTAAAGAGAAATGTAATTCCTATTTTAGGAAAGTTCATTCCAAGAACTTTGAAAGCAAAAATCTTTGAGAAAGGTGTAAAGGAAATAAACATACTCTTAGATTCAGATGCGGTAGAAGATTCCACACAACATGCAAATTACTTTATTAAAAATGGTATTAAGGTAAAAAACATTATACCAAATGGAAAGGATGCTGGTGATATGGGATTTGATGAAGTAAATAGATTAATGAAAGAAACCGAAGAAACCGGTTGGGATGATTTAATCCTCACTAAACTAAACAATTTATGATTGTAGAAAAGATTTACCACTTAGCGGATTTACATATCCGTAACTTAAAAAGACATAAGGAGTATAGAGAAGTATTCCAAAAGTTTTTGGATAATGTAGATAGAGATAACATCCAAAACTCTATCATCTACTTAGCTGGTGATATTGCACATGCTAAAACTGAAATGAGTCCCGAATTGGTAAGGGAAATCAGTTGGTTCTTAACTGAATGTGCAAAGAGAAAAGATACATTCCTAATTACTGGAAATCACGATTGTAACTTAAATAATAACTATCGATTGGATGTTCTTACACCAATCGTTGAAAACTTAGAAAATGAAAGAATTCACTATCTTAGAGATACTGGGGTCTATAACTTCGGTAATCTTACTTTTGTGGTTTATTCGATACTCGATAAACAAGAGAATTGGCCAAAGGCGGAACTGGTAGAAGGTGAGAATAAGATTTGTTTATTCCACGGACCTGTAAACTTAGCCCAAACTGATATTGGGTACACTGTATCATCAAACCATTTCACAACTGATATGTTTGAAGGATTTGATATGGTGATGTTAGGTGATATTCACAAAAGACAAACATTAGGAACACCAACCATTGCATATGCTGGTTCTATGATTCAACAAAATCACGGAGAATCATTGGATAAGCATGGTTACCTACTTTGGGATGTTGAAAGTAGAACCTTTGAAGAATTTGATATCGAAAACGATTACGGATTCTACACTTTGGATATTGATAATGGTGTAGTTCCAAATGTATCAGATATGCCCGCTAAACCCCGATTGAGAGTTCGTATTTCAAATACTGACCCATCTCAAATTAAGAAGGCATTAACTCAGATTAAAAAGAAATACAAAGTAGAAGAATTCACTGTTACGAGAATGGATACCATCTCTCGTCAAAAGACAGGAAACTCAAACAACCAATTAGCAATTGGAAATGTGAGAGATGTAGAATTCCAAAACGAACTCATCAAAGATTATTTAGAAAGACAATTCCTTGCTGATAACGAAACTATTGATAAGATTCAGAAAATCAATAGAGAGATGAACACAAAGTTGGTAGATGATGATGTTGTTCCAAACATCCAATGGATACCAAAGCAATTTGAGTTCTCTAATATGTTCTCTTATGGTGAGAATAATAAGATTCGATTTGATAACGCTAAAGGAATGGTGGGAGTATTCGCACCAAACGCTAGTGGTAAATCATCCCTATTTGATGCTATCTCATTTTGTATTTTTGACAAGACAAGTAGAACCTACTTAGCAAAGAACATAATGAACAATAGAAAGACACAATTCTATTGTAAACTCCATTTTCAGATTGATGGAGTAGATTACTACATTGAAAGAACGGCTAAGTTAATCAACAAAGGAAAGAATGTAAAAGTAGATGTAAACTTTTGGAGAGAAGATGGTGGGGTTATCACTTCTTTAAATGGAGAGCAGAGAAGAGATACAAACGCAATGATTCAACAATACTTAGGTACTTATGATGATTTCGTACTCACCACTCTTTCACTCCAAGGTAATAACGCATTATTCATTGATAAATCACAAAGTGAGCGAAAGGAAATCCTAGCCCAATTTATGGGGGTAGATGTATTTGATAAGTTATACTCATTCGCTGTAGAAGAGAATAGAGATAACGCTTCACTTATTCGTAAGTTTAAGAGTGATGATTTCACCCAAAAACTTGCTGATATTGAAACTTCTTTAAAAGAGAAAGAAGCTGAATACAAATTAGTTGAGATTCAATTGAACGCTTCAACTGATGAAGTGGAGAAGCACAATCAGAAATTAATCTCCCTCAACGAAAAGATTGTAAAAGTTAAATCCGACAATTATTCTTTGACCGACTTGGAAACCAAAAAATCGACATTGGAAAAATCCATAACCGATTTAGAGGAACAACGAAATCTAACACAATCTAAGATTGATTCTTTGGAGGAACAACAAATCGGATTAGAGGAGAAAATCGATTCAATGGATGAGGATGAAATCATCAGCGAATACACATTGTACAATCAATACATTTCCGATTTAAGGGATTTGGATAATGAGTTGGATAAGTTAAAAATCAAAGAGGATTCTTTGTTGGAAAGAATGAAACATTTGGAATCTCATAAATACAATCCTAATTGTGAGGTTTGTATGGAGAACTCGGAATCTATCATTGATGCCAAAGTTGGTGTAGAAGCTGATTTAACAACCATCGCTGTTGATAAGGGTGTAAAGTTTGAAGAAAAAAATGTTCTACTTTTATCAATAGATACTCGTAAAAAATACAAAGAGTTAAACGAACAACTTACCAAACTAAAATCAGATGAGGAAAAGTTAAGTAGAGATATTAACACACTTATCAACAGGTTATCAACATTCGAAACTCAAGAAGTTAAGTTAAACAACGAACTTCTACAAGTTACGCAATTGATTGATGATTATTTGGAAAATGAAAAACAAATCCAAAGAAACAAAGAGTTAAGAACTGAGATGGGTAATGTGAGAACTGATTTGGCATCTACTAAATCAAATGTAGATTCATTCAATAAACAACTCCTTACTCTAAATGGTTCAGTATCATCTTTGACGAATCAAAAGGAAACAATTGAAGAACGAATCAAAGAGGTTGAAACCTTAGAAGAACAATTTGGATTATACGAATACTACTTAAACGCTTTGGGTAAAGATGGTGTATCTTATGAATTGATTTCTAAAGCTCTTCCAATGATTGAAGGTGAGGTAAATAACATTTTAGGTCAAATCGTAGAGTTTGGTTTACAATTAGAGATGGATGGTAAGAACATCAACGCTAACATCGTTTACGATGACCAACAATGGAGTTTAGAGATGTGTAGTGGTATGGAGAGGTTCATCAGCGGACTAGCAATTAGAATCGCTCTAATCAATGTATGTAACCTACCTCGTCCTAACTTCTTAGTTGTGGATGAAGGGTTCGGAACTTTGGATAACGAAAACCTTACATCATTGTATATGTTGTTCGCTTATCTAAAAACTCAATTTGATTTTGTGATGATTATTTCTCACATCGATTCAATGAGAGATGTAGTAGATTCCTTAATGGAAATCAAAAAAGTAAATGGATTTAGTAACATTAAATTTTAATAAATGAAAATAGGAATTGTTGGACAAGGTTTTGTAGGAAATGCGGTATATCAAAAATTCAAAGAATATTATGAAGTTCTTACATTTGATTTAGATGAAACTAAATGTAACTCAACATTCGATGAGGTAGCTAAATGTGATTATGTATTCACTTGTTTACCAACACCAATGAATTCAGATGGTAGTTGTAATACTGATATTGTAGAAGGTGTAATCAAACAAATCGATGAGATTGGTAAAACTAAAGGTATTGTAGTTAAATCAACTATTGTGCCTGGTACCACTCAAAAGTGGAACGATAAATACAAAATAAACATTATATTCAATCCAGAGTTCTTAACTGAAAGAAATGCGGTTAAGGATTACGAAAATCAAAACCGAATTATCTTAGGGGGGCCAAGACCAACTACAACTCAATTAAAGGGTGTGTTCTCAAAGGTATTTCCAAAAGCACATATCGTTAAAACCGATTCAACTCATGCGGAAATGGTGAAATACCTAACCAACACATTCCTTTCGGTTAAGGTATCATTTGCAAATGAGATTTATCAGTTATGTGATTCCTTAAACATTGATTACGATAAGGTAGTTGAATATGCAACTTACGATGAACGATTGGGTAAATCGCATTGGGGTGTACCTGGTCATGATGGGGATTTTGGATTTGGTGGACATTGTTTCCCCAAAGATTTATCAGCACTTATTAAACTAAGTTTTGAGTTGGGTACTACAAATAATGTATTGTGTTCTACTCAAACTACAAACGATGAAGTTCGACAGAATAGAGATTGGGAAACCATGAAGGGTAGGGCAGTTATTTAGTTTTAAGAACATTAGTAGGAAGGGGTTTCACATTTGGTGAAACCTTTTCTTTTATAAGGGATTCCACTAACCCATTCATCTTATATCCTTTATCTTTGCAGAACTCCTTCAACATCTGATGAACCTCAGCATCGATTTGTAACATTGCATATTTTTTACTCATATCTTTATCCATTTTCTTTCGCTGTTAAGTGTGAATGAACCTATGTGTTCTCTATTCCACATAGTGGGTTCGATTAATGAAAGGAACATTCCACCATCATCACCTACATATAGATGATAGTTTTCACCAATAACAGGTTCAAAGTTAAATTTAGATTTGTAAACTAAATCGTTCCATTGGTATTCTTCAACTAACTTTTTATACTCTTCTTTTAGTTCATTAAACTTAGCTGAAAATTGTTTGTTAACTTTATTAACACTTATACCTTTCCAAACTGCAATATCTTCTATCTTAATTGCTGGAGCTCCAACGCTGGTTCCATATGGTAAAATATTAGCGTTAAATCCCGTTTCCTCATCGTAAACAATGTTATCTGGGTATTTTTTCTTCATTCTTTAGAACTCTTTAGTTTTCTTTAGAATAAATATCCTAATTCTAAATTTCACAATATTTATATTGGAATTAAAGGAACTATTCATAGATGGCTAGAATTAAAAAGTTTGCACCTAAACAAAACTTATCATCATTTCAAACATTTTTGGTAGATGAAAATCCAAATTCGGACTACTTTCGTATTACTGAATTTAAGGATACATTTACTGGTGGTAAGAATGGATTTTTAATTGAAGGTTCGGAATATCTAAAAGAATCAACTGAGATTAAAATTGAACTTTTAGATGTTAATGGGGAGCCCATTTATTATGAACCAGGAAATGGTATTCCTGAATATTATGAAGGTATATCTAAACTAGTAGCTGTTTATGTATATAATGATACCCCAATTGGTTTAGGTAAAATTACCATTTTAGGAGAACTTAAAGAGTATGATGAAAATGGGGTAAAGAGACCCATTCCAACCGAATGGCAAGGTGCGTATAATGTTAAATGGCAAAGAACTTTCCAAGTTAATAAAAATCTTGCAAACGAAGATAAGGTAAGATTTTATCGTAGACCTAAAGTAACTATTGATGAGGTGGTGAAGCCAATCTTTAGTGGCAATCCCCCATCAGTAACCCAAATTGGTTCGGTTGATGGTATTCCTTTAGTACCAACTCAAAATACAAATTTATCAAATTTTACATTACCAACTTCGTATCGATTAAAAGTTAATAGTGGTAATAAATGGACTGGTTCAATTGAAGGGCAAACTATTTCGTTTGATAACATTACATATTCACCCACAATTAATGAAGTTGTAAACGAAACCGAAATAGTTGTTTCTCCCCCATATTCAGTAAATGATTCAGTACAACCATTTATAAATGAAGATTATTCATTAACATTTCCATATATAGAGGGTGTTGGCGATTTAGCAACAGCATTGACTGGTTCCTTTGCTAAGATTAACATCACCGATATGAAAACATTTGTTGGTGATGCGGCAAGGGTAAAAGTATTTAGAAGGTCTCAATCAAACCTAACTGATTTTGAGTTTGTACAAGAAATACAATTAGAATCAAATGAACTTTTAAGAGATATCACTACCTTTGATAAAAAAGATGAAAACTATGGTATTTTTACTCAAGGTGTTTTAGATTCATATTGGGTAACATCATCTAATGATTTTGATGTAACATTTAATCAAGATGTGTTATACAACTCAGCTAAGTTGGATTCTTCACCTGGTAATTATTTTTATACCTCACAAAGCTTCTCAATACAAAGTGGAGTAGAATACACTTTGGATTTAAATGTAAGAAAGGATGCTAATACTTCTGGTGATTATTTAAAGGTATTTTTAAGTGGTTCTATAAATGGTAGTTCTGTTTCTCAAACAATCACTACAATAGATTCATCAAATACCCTATTACAAAAAACAAATTTTAATGAAAATATTATAGCCGATAATATTCAAACGGCTAGTTTATATTTTGAGGTAAGTGGTAGTGATTGGTACATTAACAATGTAAGTTTAAAAGCATCTCAAGAAACATCGTTTTCACCTGATGAAATTACATTCATTCAACAAGTACCAAAAACATTAGTAACAGAAACATTCGATTATCGTTTCGAATTTTATGATATAAACAACAACTTTATTCCTATTAGAGTTGAAACAACAAAAACATTTGTTGGTGGTAATACTAATTTATTTGAAAAAAGTATTGAAATTACTCCTGATAATTTATATTTTTCTTTTGATTCGGCATCCAACCCAGCAAATCCAATTCCACCTACTGTAATTAACTTTGATGTGGAAACCACATTAGTTACAGGTTCAATTACTTATACCTCTGGTGCATATGATTTCTTCGGGAATCTTATTCCAGAAGCATCTTATTCTGTGGGTGGTTATCCTGGTTACTTAACTGATTGGAATGTTGATTTAGGTAGGCAGCCATTTTTAAGAGTTCAAGACTTTACGGGTTCTAGGGAAGATATTGTTGTTCAATTTATTCGATATACTGGTGAAGTTGAGGGAGTATCGGATACATTTGTAATTACAAGAGTTGAAGATGGTAAAGGTGGTGTTAGTTTTGAAATTGTACCTTTTAGGGGAACTCAAATTAAAAACAAAGAATCTAAAACATTAGAAATTCAAGCTATTAGGGTTGATGGTATTAATAGAATTCAACTTAGAGATGGGTTGGATAGGGGATTTTCTGATGCAAAGCTACACTTATTATCATCATCAATCGATGGGGTAGATACTGTACTTACCTATGTATCTCTTTCTCAAGCAATTACTGACCCTAATTTTATAGAAGGTGTAACTGCTGGTACAACTGGTAGTGGTGAGATTGATTACAACGCAATCTTTACGAGAGATTCTATTGATAATGAATTGACGGTTTACCTTATGGATGGACCTACTTCGGAATCTATTTTAACCTCACTTATACTAACCGATTTAAAAGATGGTTTAAATCCAGGTTTAGTAACATCCACAACCGAACAATTTAACATCAAATATAAACCAAGAGAAGTTTCTCAGTTTGACCCATTACAATCAATAGTAACAGCATCTTTCCAACGAAGAGGTACAACTTTAAATCCTTTATCTGCTAGTTTAAAGGTAATTCCATCGGCATCGATTGAAACAAAAACGGAATTACCTCATTACTATATGTTCTATGAAACTGGAGCATTTGATGAAAGTATTACTGTTTCTGTAACGGATTTTCAAGGTAATGTTATTAATAATGGTGTACCTGGTCAAACATTAGATGAAACAAGTGGGAATCCCATAACATTCTTTCAAGCGGATGATACAAAACAATTAAATTTTGAATTTACCTATACCGAACCAATTACATCAGCATCGGTAACCGCTAATAAATCATTCTTTATTACACCTGATGGTTTACCAGGTCAAAATGCTATTATTATTGATATAGACCCGCAACCAGTTTCGTTAGGGTCTAATCCAAAAGGTGAGGTATATAATTACTCACTAGCGAATACTGATATTCAAGTTACACAAGGTGATTTATTTTTAATAAATACCGCATCAGGTGACCCTGGTACATTTACCACAACATCGGTAACACCAATTAATATTTCATTTGGAACATTGGATGGTGATTCAACCACAACTATGAGTTTGGCTGGATTTTCTAATATGACAGCTTTAAGTGCTAGTATTAAATATGATTTTGATATATACCCATATTTTACAGCATCTTTAGTTACCGCAAGTAGAACTCAGAAGTTCACAAAGGTTGTAGAAGGAGCTGGTGCTATTGAAGTAAACTTAGACCCTATTGCTGTTTCATTTAATGCAGATGAGAGTGGATTTATTTCAAATTATACTGCTGGTACAACTGAAGTATTTATCAAACAAAACGATGAGTTTTTAATTTATGATGAAACTAATGCGGGAACACCCGGTACATTCTTAACGGCATCCATTTCTGCTTCTGGTATTACATTTTCTGAGGTATCATCTTCTCAAAGAGATAGCTCTTTAAGTGGAGATGAAATCTTACACTTTAAGGGATTTGGTGGTATTGAACGAAATCAACCTTCTGCTAGTATAACATATAACTTTAGAGTTTATCCATATGCACTTAAAGGTGGGGTTGCTGGTGTACCTACTATTGTATCCAAAACTCAAACCTTCTCAAAAGTAAATGATGGTAGTAAAGCTAGAAAGGTATCATTAGTATCAAATAGTGATACTGTTATTTATGATGGCGATGGTACTAAAGTTGCACCTGTTGGTTCGGTTAGCCTTACCGCAACTGCATTTAACACAACTGGTTCTGCTTATTTTGAATTTTTAGATGCTGATGGTGGTACTATTGGTGGGGGTTCATCTACATCCAATACTGTTAATATTGATAACTACTTACCTAATTTTGGTTCATCAAGTTTATTCACAGTAAACCTTAGAGATGGTGGTGCATCTTCTCCAATTGCTGATATTGATAGTGTAACTATTTCTGGTGTTAAAGAAGGTACACAGGCATATTCAGCACAATTATCAAACCCAGCATCTTCTGTAACTGTTGAAGTTGATGGTACAACTTATTTTGATAATGGTGGTACTTTAATTAGGGCATATAAAGGTGGAACTGAATTACAATATGTTGAGGAATATAACGAAAATGCGTTTGACCCGATTACGTTCTTACCAATTGGTACATTCGGACAATTCTCAGCATCTATACATGAAATATCATCATTTTTAACAGCTGGTACTTTGAGGGATGGAAAAAGTATTGTTTCCAAATCAATTTCACCAACCGAAGATGAATTATATGCTAGTGCATCCGCAGTTACTAATTGGAATTTACCTCAAGATAATACTCAAGGATATATCATTTATAAAATTGATTTTGAAAATGGTAGAGGAACTCAATTTGTACAACAATCATTCTCAACTGTTTTTGAAGGAGCAACTGGTCCTGGTTTAGTTGTAAGGGGTGAGTGGGATGAAACCATTCCTTATGTATTTGATTTAAATCAAAAGAGAAGAGATGCAGTATTTAGAGAAATTAGTGGCGATGTTCACTATTGGGCAACTACTGAATTAACCCCAACCGCTTCGGAATATGTAGATGGTGATGGTGTTTATACACTTCAACCACAATACGATGCTGGACCACCCGCAACTCAAGAAGGTGATATTGATTATGCTACTACTTGGCAGTATTTAGGTCAACAAGATTTCTTTGTAGCAGCTAAGTTAGCAATCTTCGAAGAATCGTTTGTTAAGAATACAATTAATGTTGGTATTCCACCTGCTGGAAATCAAAACGCTAACATCGCTATTGTTGGTGGAACGGATGAACCATACATTTCAGTTGGACAGACTGGTACTCAAGGTTTTAGACAGCCAGGTGTATTCATTGGTATGACTAATGATTTCGGTTCTTCTGGAACTGCTGGAACAACGGGCATTTTATCATTAAAATCATCACCAATTGGTAGTCCTCCAAATCAAACCTACAACTCAATGGAGTGGGATGGTAATACACTTACTATTAGGGGAGCAATCAGACAAACAGCTGCTGGTATAATTGAAGGTTCATTAAGGGGTACTTGGACAGCTGGTTCAATTTATTATCCAAATGATATTGTAAGTAATTCTGGTCAGAGTTGGACTATGATTGGATTAGCTCACACTGCATCGGTGGATAGTTATGAACCTGGTGTTGGTGTGGATAATGCTGAATCTTGGTCATTAGCAGCAGCTGCTGGTACATCGGGAACGGCAGGTACTGCTGGTAGTGGGGGTGCTACTGCAAAAACGATTAGATTATCTGCAAGTTCACAAACATTCGTAAAACCAAAAGATAGTGCTACATTAACCCCAGCATCAATTACATTTACTACCAATAGACAAAACATAGCTTCAACCTCTGGATTTACATCATCCCCAAGCGTAACATTAAGTGGAACGGGTGATACGAGAACTTTATCAAATACCGATTTCGGCACAAATGGTGCAGTTACTGTTACTGCAACGGCTGATGGGGTAAGTGATGAGATTACAATTGTTAGAGTTGAAGAAGGTTCTGATGGTATTACTGTTGTAAATACTAACCAAGCACATACACTCCCCGCTGCATCCGATGGTACGGTTTCATCTTATGCTGGTAGTGGTACTACTATTATTATTTATGAGGGAGCAACTAAATTAACTTATGATGAAAGTGGTACGAGTCCAGGTACTTATGATATTCCAACATTTACAGTAACTCCTAATAATTTAAGTTTAGGAACTGATAATATTGATAGTAACGATGATTTCAATATTACTCAACATTCCAATATGACGGCGGATACGGTTGTTATTACTTATGAATTTAGTGGGAAACGATTAGATGGAACTGATTTTACAATATCCACCACACAAACCTTAACTAAATCCAAAGCAGGTGAATCAGGTACTTCGGGTACTTCTGGTGCAAATGGTGCAAATGGACAGGCTGCTGGTATCGTATATGCTGGAGAATGGACATTAACATTACCCGATGGTTCTACACCCGATACAACCGATAAAGTTGTTTATTTAGGTGAGGATGATTTAAAATATGTTGTAAAATACACATCGGGTGCTTCTAACTATTGGGTATGTGCTACAACTCATAGATATACTGGTACTTGGAGTGGTGGTTCTGTTGGATATGTTGCAGATGATGTTGTCCTTTATTCTGGTACATATTATATATGTGTTAATGCAACCGCACCAGGTGACCAGGAACCTAATATAGCCACTGCTGATTGGGATTCAATCGGTTCTTCAATCGCACCTGGTTCTTGGGGAGCTGGTTGGGATGCATTTGGAGCAGAATTTACTTCAGTTGCAACTGATATTCTTTTTGCACAAGATGTTTATGCTGATAGAACAATAAATGTTGGTGCTAAAAATGGTTCGGCTGTAATTGCATTAAACGCTGATGCTGCTGGTACAAACGCTAACCCTTACATCTCAATAGGACAGGGTGGAACTCAAGGTTATGGACAGGATGGTATTTTCTTAGGATTCGATGGTGGAACTGTTGGTGTAACAGGAGACCCTAAATTTTCAATGTATGCTGATATAACAGACCCTGAATCTGGTTTTGTTGATTTTGATGGTACTACTCTTGTATATAGTGGATTCGTTACAGGTTCAACTCTTAGAGGTGGTAGTTTATTGGTTGGATTTGATACAAACTCAGGAGAATTTAATTTTAGGGTTAATGAACAAGGTGAAGTAACTGCATTAGGTGATAATAACACATTCTCAGGTACTATAACAGCAAATAATGGTGTTCTTGGTGGATGGACTATCAACTCAGCTGGTATTCAAGATTCATCGGGAAATATTACCCTAAACTCAGTAGATTCTGATTTTTCGGTTGGTGATACTGATGGTAATCCTAGATTTAATGCAAACACAGGCACCTCATTACCTGATTTAAGTGGTGGTGGTTCGGCAACTGCCGGAGTATCGACTACTGCTATTACTGAACAACTTGGCGTTGGTAATACCTCTACGGGTACTTCGGAAGTTACGAATTATAGAGTTAGTAGTGCATTGACTGTTTCTGATGCTGGTAAGTATAAAATGAAAGCACAGCATGTTCAAAATAGTAACACTTATGTGGATGGTGTTGGTGCTGGTTCATATGCTACTATCGCCCTTCGAGCAGAATTGAGAGATTCATCGACAGGTGGTGGTGGAACTTTATACGCAACCAGTCAAACAATTACTCAACAATCTATTGGATATGATGAGGGTGGTATTGGATATGAATCTGTAATTGAGGGAACTCAAATTACTTTATCAAATGGTGAAACTAAAAATGTAGAAGATTTAAGAGTTAAAGATACAATTTTAGCTTGGAATGTGGAAACAAATCAATACGAATCTGCTAAAATAAAACATTTAAAAAGTAGGGTTGTAGATAAAGTTTATCGAGTAAAGGTTGGTGATAATGTTGTTGAAGTATCCGATACTCACGGATTCTTCTACGCTCCTGGTTGGAAAATCATAGTAACTGATTTAAGAGCTGGTGAAGATGAGGTTTATGTGAAAGAGGGAGATTCTTTTGTAAAACGAATAGTAGATTCGGTAGAGTTGATTGCTAAAACGATTAAGGTATATTCTATGGAAATACCTAAATTAAACAACTATATCTCTAACAATATTGTTTCTCACAACTTCGTAACAACTATTCCTGTAAGTGGTGGGATTAATACATTCCCATCAACAAATCTGACAAAAACTATTGAAAGTTTAGCAGCAGGAACCTATTATGTTCATTATGTGATAGATACGTCTTTAACTGTTTCAGCTGCAAATACCCAATATTCTGCACAATTTAGTTATGCACCATCTGGAACAACTCACTATGTAACTCTTGAAGCTCAGAATACAGGTACATATGTGAATGGTGGTGGATTTGCTGTAATTAAAGATGCAACCAATTACTTCAGAGTTGCATCGGATACAACCAAAGCATTTGGCTCTGATATTGGTTACATTAGTGATATACAGGGTGGACTTGCTGTGGATAAATTGTATGGTGCAGGTGGATTTACAGCTGCACCTGGTATTGGTGGTGCATATAACCTAGCAGGACACCCATACGCTATAAAGGGTGGTGGATTAATTAACATATCCTTTGCAGCAATCACTACATCAAACCCAACCGAAACTATTGCTATGAGTTTTGGTAATTTTGATTCAATTTCATCTACGAATTATGGTAGATGGAATGTTACCATTGATACTGTTTTATCCACCGGAGCAAATGCAGATGCTAAGTGGTTTGGTATGGTAGGTAGTGGTGTACGATTAATAACAGGTGGTGGTGGTGATGACCAACAATTAGGATTGGGTACGGGTACTGTACAAAGTAATGTAGCTAATTCTACTGCAACTATTCAAGTGTGGGCACAAGACCCATCGGCAACATCAAGTGAAGATGATTATACAAACATTGCACGATTAAATTTTATAATAATTGGATAATAATATGAATAGAAAAACTCAAATTGTAATTTTTAAAGACCCTAATCCATATGATGAGTTAAATTATGGTTACTTACTACTCGCACCACATTCCGCTAAAGATTCGGAATATATGATTAAAAATGGCGTACCTTTGGGAATGCCATATAACATTGTAAATATATCGGATTTACCTAATAACTTTTTTGAAGAAAAGGATTTTTATACATTTAACTTTTCAAATCCTGATGGTATTGGGTCTGGTTCTTACAGCTATGTTAGTGCAAGTGTAACTATTGATGTGGTATCTGATGCGATGCCAACATATAAAGAATGGGAGGAGGCTAAAAATGTTTGAATTTAGTAAAGAACGAGCAAAAAAACATATGTCTAAAGCAATTAGACATTTTAGAAAATCAGAATTTTCTAAATTGGATATTCAATTTATGAGAGCTGTTGAGATGGGTGATGTTGACTTACAAAATGAAATTGCAGCTAAAAAACAAACGCTCAGAGATTTAACTGATATTGATACTGGTTCATTTGAGACAAGAGATGAGTTAGTTAATCTTTGGCCATCTGGTAGCTTGGGTGTTGAATCACCATTTCCAAAATTTTAATATAACGGATACATAATTACTACTCATAAATTAATTTCGTTAAACCAAACTTATATATACTTATATACAAACAAAGGTTATTATGGCAAAGACAGAAAATTTAGATAAAGAGACTGTAGAAAGATTAAGATTTCTACGAGATGAAACTGATAAGATTGTAATCTTCTTAGGACAACTTGCCGTTCAACAAAGAGCTTTAAATAAAAGATTAAAAGAAGTAGAAGATAATCAAGAAAAGTACGGAGCAATGAACGATAAGTATATCTTTGAATTAGAAGAAAAACTTGGTGAACTTGATAAGAAATATAAAAACGGCCAAGTTGATTTAGATAAGGGTACAATTACTTTTGAAGAATAATTTGGATATTTAAAATTATTTTCGTATCTTTACATCGTAAAGTGTATCTAATAGGTTATGATAAAGAAAAAACTACTTTATGTAGCATCGCATCTTTCTACGGGTGGAATGCCACAATATCTTCTTAAACAAATTCAAACTTTCAAAGATGAGTTTGAAATACAAGTGGTTGAATACAACGACCATAGTGGTGGTGTATTTGTAGTTCAAAAAAATCAAATCAATGATTTAGTAAAACTTCACACTCTTTATGAAAATAAAGGTGAAGAGCTTCTTAGAATTATATCTGAAGAATCTCCTGATATTATACACTTCACCGAAATCCCAGAACACTTTATTGACCACAACACATTAGATAAAATTTTTGATAATACCATTCGAAAGTTTGATATCGTTTGTTCAACACATGGTTCGTTTACAAATCCAAATGAAATTCGTTACCAACCTGATAGATATATTTTGGTATCTGAATGGAGTAGAAGAAGATTTGAACATTTAGGAGTTGATACTAAGGTATGGGAGTATCCAATTGAAAATTTCAAATACGATAAAGATTCGGCAAAAGACGAATTAGGATTTGAAAAAGATTGGAAGCATGTTCTAATGGTAGGATTATTTTCAGAAGGAAAGAATCAAAGTGAGATATTTGATGTAGCACGATTATTAGAAAAGTATAAAATCAAATTTCATTTTGTAGGAAACCAAGCGGTTAACTTTGAATCTTATTGGAAACCATTAATGGAAGATAAGCCCGATAATTGTATTGTATGGGGTGAAAGAACTGATACTGATAAATTCTACAAAGCATCGGATTTATTTTACTTTAGTTCTAAGTTAGAATTAAATCCACTTTCAATCAAAGAAGCACTTTCATATAGATTACCATCCATATTCAGACGATTACAAACTTATTTGGATACATATGATGATAACAAATTGGTTACTTACATTGATGGCGATATTCATAATATCAAAACCATATTATTGGAAAAGTTAGAACCTGAATTTAATGAAATTCCTGGTTGGTTTTCGTATGAAGAATTATATACTAAAGTAGTAGATAAACTTCCTAATAATGCTAACATAGTTGAAGTAGGTTCATGGTTTGGTAAATCTACCAATTTTATGATTAATAAAATCAAAGAAAGTGGTAAAAACATAAACTTTACAGCCATTGATACATTTAAAGGTTCTCCATTTGAAGAAAACTTAAAACATCGATTGAGTTTATATGATAATGATATTTACTCAGAATTTTTAAGTAATATGATTCATTTCGATAAATTGGATGATGTAAATGTAATTAAGGACTTATCTAAAAACGCTAAAGATTCTTTCATTAACAACTCATTGGATTTTGTAATGATAGATGCGGGTAATACATATAAAGAAGTCAGTACTGATATTGAAAATTGGTTTCATAAAGTAAAGCCGGGTGGTATAATTGCTGGTGATGATTACATACCAATGTTTAGTGGTGTTGTTGATTCTGTTAATGATTATTTTTATGGACAGATAGAAAAAATTGGAAATAGTTGGTTTAGAAAAAAACCACGTGTTCAAATTATTCATATGATGACACGACCTGATGATGTTAGGGAACAAATTAGTGCAAACTCTCTTAGACAACTTCAACGATTAGGATTTGATTATAAACCAATCATAAATGAAGTATATGATGATATACCACCTAAAGAATTTTGTAGGAGACCGGAACATATATCTGATAAACCATTATACAAAGGAGAATTTGGTATAGGAAACATCACTGGTAGACATTATGGATGTTATTTAGCTCATATAAATGCATTAAAAGAAATTGATACTGAAAACTATGATTACACTCTTATTTTTGAAGCAGATGCATTTATTTATTCTAATCTAAAGGATTTTGTAAACATAGTTTATAAAGCGTGTTTTATTTCGGAAAGAGATGATGTTCCATTTATTGGATTGGCTGATAATCCATCTTGGAACTCTTGGGGTGTAGATGATAACTTTAGAAAAACTGATTACAACCAAGATTGGGCTCATGCATACCTAATACCAAATAGAGATAAAGATTGGTGGATGGATAGAATTAACGATTGTGAATGGGATGTTGGGGATTTATGGTATAACCATGTATTCTATAATCACAAACGAAATAGATACACAACAAATTACAGACATTCAAAACAAGCTGAAGGATTTTCTTTACTTGATAATTTAAATAAAAGTTGGAAATGATTTACAATAATATAAAACGAAATGTAAACAATATTGTTAATGTAAAAAATATTGTTACAATATCATATGTTAATGGGGCTACAGTAAATATTTCTGGAAATATTCCAGCTACATATCGAGTTCAATTTTTTGATAAGAGAAAAAATATAATTCATTTTGAAACCGAAATTAAAAATAACTGTTGGGCTAAGTGCAACATTGAATATTTTGTAGATTGGAACATTAAAGTATGGGATGGTGATACATTATTTTATGAAGAAAACTTTGATGCATCCACTAAAAGGGTTTACATTGCATTGAGTTCAAAGGCATTGGGTGATACTTTGGCTTGGTTTCCTTATGTAGAAGAGTTTGGAAAAGTTCATAATTGTAAAATGGTAACATCTACATTTCATAATGATATGTTACAAAAACAATATCCAAATATTGAATTTGTTAATCCTGGTGATGTTGTTGAAAACTTATACGCTATGTATTCTTTAGGATTATTTTACACTGCTGATGGGAATATAAACTTATACAAAAACCCATCTGACCCAAAAACTCAAACAATGCAAAAAATGGGTTCTGATATATTGGGATTGGAGTATAAAGAAATTAAACCAAAATTAAATAAGAAAAATCTAAAAAAAGAAAAATTAGTAACTATTGCAATTCACGGAACCGCTCAAGCAAAATATTGGAATAACCCAACTGGTTGGCAAGAAGTTATTGATTGGTTGAAAGGTAGAGGTTATAGAGTACGATTACTTTCAAAAGAACAAAGTGGTTATATGGGTAACTTTGAACCTAAAGGAATTGAAAAACATCCTTGGGGACCTTTAGAATTGGTAATGGATGAAATGGAGAAATCTCAAGCATTTATTGGTATTGGTAGTGGATTGAGTTGGTTAAGTTGGTCATTGGATGTTCCTACTGTATTGATTAGTGGATTCTCATACGATTGGGCTGAAATGCAAGATTGTATTAGAATCAGTACACCTAAAGGAAAATGTGAAGGTTGTTTTAATAGATTAAGGTTGGATGCTGGTGATTGGAATTGGTGTCCAGACCACAAAAGAACTGAAAGGCAATTCGAATGTACCACATCAATTACATCGGAAATGGTAATTAAAGAATTAGAAAAGTTTTTGTAAATGAAAGTTTGGATTAACGGATGTTTTGATGTTCTCCATCACGGACACTTTAAGTTGATTGCACACGCAAAATCTTTTGGTGGAGAATTAAAAATAGGAATCGATTCGGATAGAAGAGTAAAAGAATCAAAGGGAGATAGTAGACCCTTCCATAATCAGAATCAACGAATATTTAATTTACTTCAAATTGATGGAGTAACTGATATTGTAGTTTTTGATTCAGATAAAGAATTATCAAATTTAATTAAAAAGTATCAACCTGATATTTTTGTAATTGGTGAAGAATATAGAGATAAGGGAATCATTGGTAGAAAGCATGCTAAGAAAATAGAATATTTCTCTAAAGTAGAAGGATTCTCAACAACTGGTTTATTGGATGAGTAAAGTATTAGTAATAGGAGAACAATGTGATGATATCTTCATTTATGGAGATACCCCTCGTCTTTCACCCGAAGGACCTGCGCCTGTATTCATTCCAAAAAGAGAAGTTTACAATGGTGGTATGGGAATGAATGTAATGGCTAATTTATCTGCACTAAACATTGATGTAGATTTTGAACATCAAAAATTTCCAATTACAAAGACAAGACACATTCACGAACCATCAAACACTTTACTTTTAAGAATTGATGAGGAAAAAAATATTGATAACATAGGTGATAGATTACCTAAGTTGGATTTTTGGGAATATCAAATGGTTGTAGTTTCTGATTACAACAAAGGATTCCTAACCGAAGAAGATATAGCATATATCGGATTCAAACACCCAAATGTAATTTGTGATACAAAGAAAAAATTGGGTGAGTGGTGTAGAGATTTACGATTTATAAAACTTAATCGTTCAGAATTTGAAAACAACAAAGAATTTATAGAGCAGAACGATTGGATTTTAGAAAAGTTAATAATTACATTAGATAAGGATGGATGTATGTACAACGGTACAATGTATCCAACCGAACGAGTAGAGATTATGGATATCTCAGGAGCTGGAGATACTTTTGTAGCAGGATTTGTGAAAGAGTTCTTAGATTCCGAAGATATTCCAAAATCAATACAATTCGGAAATCGTTGTTCAGCACAAGTAGTACAAAAAAGAGGTGTAACAACAATAGATTACGAAAATTTATAAATTATATATTTATATATGAATTCAAAAACAATTAATTAATTTAAAAGTCATATGGCAACAGAACAAACAACATCAATTGATTTAGTTACAGTACAACTTTCAGAAGAAAAAGTTACTGAAATCAAAGAGTACAATTCAAATCTTAATAATTTGATGGGTCAACTCGGACAACTTCATATTAGAAAAAATGAGTTACACGAAGAACTTCAAAGAATTGAGGATGCATTTACTCAAGCGGAAGAAGGTTTTAAAGATACTAACTCAGAAATGAGAAAAGTATTAAACAAATTGGAAAGAGATTACCCTAGAGGTCAGTTAGATTTAGAAAAAGGTACAATTACCTACAATAAATCTTTAAAAGAGCAAATGGAACAACAACAACAACAGCAACAAGGAGGTCAGTTTGGAGCTAATCCAAATGGAATCGATAGTGGTGAGGTTGTAAATGAACCATTTTCTAAGGTATAAATGGTAAACTAATAAATCGTATATTTATATAGTACAAACACAATAGTACTATTATAATGAACGAATTATCTCAATTTTTAGTAGAGAGTATATTAGGGGAAGCGGACGGTGTAGAAAACAAAGTTGTAGTCTACGCTGGCCGCTTTCAACCTTTTCATAAGGGCCATTACGCAACTTATTCTCATTTAGTAAAGAAGTTTGGTAAGAACAATGTTTATATTGGTACATCCAATAAAACAGATAATGATAAATCACCATTTAACTTCAAAGAAAAGGTGATGATTATGACAACGATGTTTGGTATTCCAAAAAACCAAATCGTTGAAGTAAAGAACCCATATGTACCAACTGAGGTACTTAAAAAATTTAATAAAGATACCACCGCATTTATTACCGTTGTTGGTAAAAAAGATGCTAGTAGATTAGGTGGTAAATTCTTCACTCCTTACAAAGATGGAATTGATTTTGAAGGATATGAAGATAGGGGGTATGTGTATATCGCTCCCGAAGGGGGAGGAGGTGTGAGTGGAACTGAAGTTCGTAGAGGACTATCAACAGGTTCAGAAGAAGATAAGAAAAAGTTTTTTTCAAAAAGAGCATATCCAAAATTCAATCAAAAGATTTTTAATTTTATAACCAATACATTAAACGAAGAATTTACTATTCCAAAGGAAGTGGTAGAAAGGTGGTTAGTTAATAATGTTGATTTAATTAAAGAAGCATCTCAAACTATTGGTAAAACCGAGGTAGATGATGGCCCTAACTTTTTATTTCCATCATATTCAACATTCGATAGAATTTCTCAAAGAAGAGCAGAAAAAATTGGATATACTGTATTAGCTCAAATAATGAGTGATGAACTTACCGATATTGACCCACATCCAATTTATCCAACAGGTCCTGTAAAGGCAGTAACCCCATTCCCAGCAGGTGTAGCTGGTAAAACAACTGCTACAAACCAAAAAGATTTTTATGGTTCTGAAGCTTACGATAAGTGGTGGAGTCATGTAACTAGAGTAGCTGGTTTGGTTGGATACTCATTAGTTGACTTTATTGAGTTAGAAGATGAAAGAGAAGAATCTTTAGTTGGTATTGAAAATGAAAAAGAAGAAGTGGGTAACACTCTTAAAGAGGATATTAAACTCCCAGTAAAAATTGGTGATACGATATTAACGGGTAGATTCAAAAACAAAAAGACAGTTGTTAAAACTATTGGTAAAGATGAACATGGAATGCCAACCATCAATGGTAGAAAAGTTGTAAACTTTAGAATCTTAAAAGAAGGTGTACAAGTTCAATTAGATGAAATCCCAATGGCGGATTTGGTTAAGATTGATACATACGCTGATAAACAACTAAACCCAGTAGATGTAGTTTTAACCGATAAACATTTCTTTGATAGGTTGACAGACCCAAGAAACAAAAAAGAAATTACACCTGCGGAACTAATCGGATTTTTCAAAAGATTAGCAAAGAAGAAAAAGGAATTCCTAAACTTCTTAAACCTATATGGACAAATCGTAGCAAAAGATAATAGAAGTAAAATCAACATTCCATTTATGAAACAAGCGAACAAAGTAATCGCTAAAACCATAATGAGAAAAGATGATTTTAAAACTCCAGACCCAGAATATAAATTTGAACAATTAGCAAAGGGTATGGATATCTACGATATTGCAAATATGCATGGTGTAGATATTGATGATTTAGATAAAGAATTACAAGCGGGAATCAAAGTAGAAATGGAACACACTTCGGATAAGAGTGTGGCTGAACGAATTGCATTAGACCATTTGTATGAGGACCCAAAGTATTACACTAAACTTAAAGATATTGAAGAGTATGTAATGTATCGTACTCACAAAATGTATCCAAAAGATAAAAGTGGGTTGGGTGATGAACTTGAAGAAGTGGCACCACATGGCTATCCTGACCAAAAATGGATTGATGACCATAGCGAAGAATTAAAGAGATTAAGAAAAAAATTTGATAAGGAAAAACTTCAGTATAATGAACCATATGCATTGGGTGGTGGTATTACTGAATCAACTAATAAAAGTGAAGAAATGATACGATTAAAGAAATTGTTAAATGAAGTTTTACTAACCGAAGGTGGGGCATATGGACATATGAATCACCCATTTGATACTGAAATCAATTTAACTTTTGGACAATTGAAAGATATTGTAAACAAAGCTTTAGAGGGTAATTTGGAACTCACTAGAGAAAAGACCGATGGTCAAGCATTAGCAGTTAGTTGGAGAGATGGAAGATTGGTTGCAGCGAGAAACAAAGGACATTTGAAAAACAAAGGAGCTGGGGCATTGGATATCAATGGTGTAGCTATGAAGTTTGCAGGAAGAGGAGAATTGGAGAAAGCGTATAACTTCGCAATGAAAGATTTGACCCAAGCCATTTCAAAGTTATCCGAAAAGCAGAGAGAGAAAATTTTCAAAGGTGGAGCATGTTTTATGAATTTGGAAGTAATCTATCCAACTTCTGTTAATGTAATTCCTTACGGACAAGCACTTTTAGTATTCCACGGAACGATGGAGTATAATGAGGATGGTATCGCAATTGGTGAGAACCAAGACGCTGCTAGAATGTTAGCTGGTATGATTAAACAAATTAATGCAGATGTTCAATCAGCTTACACAATCCAAGGCCCACCAGTAGTTCAATTACCTAAATCCAAAAACCTTTCTTCACTTAAAGGAAAGTATAATGGGCAAATATCAAAACTACAATCTAAGTTTAAATTAAAAGATACCGATGGTGTAGCAGAATATCATCAGGCTTGGTGGATGGATTTTGTGAATAAGAAATCACCATCTAAGTTAGATAACAAAACCCTAATGGGATTGGTAAAGAGATGGGCATTCTACGATAAATCATTCAGATTAGATAATAAGAACATTACTGATGAGAAAACTTTAGAATGGGCTAAGGGGATTGATAAGAATGACCATGCTAAGATGGCTAAGGATAACATCAGACCATTTGAAGATATCTTCTTAGGTGTTGGAGCAGAGGTTCTATCATTTATGAGTTCAGCACTGACAGCAAATCCTAATTCTGCTGTTAGAGATATGAAAAAGAGATTAGACCAAACCATCAAAGATGTTCAGAAAGGTGGAGACCCAAAGAAAGTTTCTAAACTTAAATTAGAGTTGGAAAGATTAAACGCAATCGGTGGAAAGAATAAGATTGTACCAAATGAAGGAATCGTATTTGTGTATGGTGGAAAAACTTTCAAATTGACGGGAACATTCGCACCACTCAATCAGATTCTCGGTTTATTTTACGAATAGTAAAAAACTTAATACTTATATATAAGTATATATAAGATTTAGTATGGCTGATAAACAATTCAATAAAAAATACATGCATCCAACTCGTAGAAAGTTGGTTGATATGGTTAACACTGGAGAGTACCAAAAAGATACTCAAATATCTCTTTCGGATGTAAAGGAGCAAACCAAACGAAATGTTGGCGATATTTGGGAAGAAAATGGTGTAGTTTGGGAACAAAAAGAATATGGTAGAGTAAAGCAATCTAAATCATCTTCCGAACTCTCTAAAGTTAGACAATTCGTTCAACAACTTTCCGAATGTAAATCTCAAACTTGTTCTAAGAAAAAATACGGACCTACAGATAAACAATTGATTAAAAAGACTGGTTTTTGTTCGGTTTGTTTATCAGAAAAGGAAGCTGTTATTAAAAGTGATGGTTTATGGGAAGCTTATGAACAATATAAGATTTATTCTAATATGTCTGCTTACGGAACTGAAGTTTTGCAAAAATGGAATCAAGCGTTAGATGAAGTAAATAATGTTCATCAATTCGTAAATGAAGATGGTACAGTTGAAAAGTGGGTAGAGAATATAGATATTGAATATCTTAAAGAGCAATTGGTAACTGATATAGAAAATGGTAAGAAAGAACTTATCGAAGTTATTGAAAAGAGAAACGCAGCATACGAACTCTTAAAAGATAAAAACTACGAATTAGTACAACCTTTATAAGATGAATAATAGTAATACAAAAATATATTTAATATTAATTGTAATCTTAGGATTTGTAGGTTACAATTTAATGGTAATGCATGATATCCAAACAGATGTTGCTGCATTTGATGATAAGATTGAAGCAATCCAAAGTGATATTGATTCAATCTCATTGGCTAACGAAGAGTTAGACTCTAAAATAGAATCGTTACATAGTGAAATTGAACTGATTGATAGTGATATCGATAGAGTTCAAAACAATATTTCAACTATTAAAAATCAAACGAATGAAAAAATTAATAATGTTGATGTTCTTTCTTTCGATGAGCTTGTCAAGTTTTTCACAGACCGTTACAACGAACGACTCGGTGGTGAGGAAGGATTCGGTGGTGAAACTACAAGTTCCGATAGTAAGACTGGTAATTAAAGATTTGGTTACTTTCGATGGTGTAAAACTTGAATTAGTAGAAACCAAAGAATTGTTAAGATTATCCAACGATAAAGTTGTATTAAAGGATAGTGTCATTACTAATCTAAATGATAAAGTTGTTAACTTACAATCTATAATCGATAAGAAAGATGAACAATTTGGTTTAGAAAGTGAAAAATCTAAACAATTAGAAAAAGAACTAAAAAGACAGAAAAGAAATACCTTCCTATGGAAGATGGGAACTTTAGCTGGTGGATTACTTAGTTTGTTCTTTGCAGCTGGTGGATAATTGATTTATGGCACAACAAAAGAAAACATTAAAAGAAATCATCAAAGAGGAGTATCAAAAGTGTGCTTCTGACCCCATATATTTTATGAGGAAGTATTGTATGATTCAACATCCGGTGAGAGGGAAAATTCCTTTTCACCTTTATCCGTTTCAAGAGGATACCTTAACACAATTCAAAGACCACCGATATAATATCATCTTAAAATCCAGACAAACTGGTATATCAACACTAACCGCTGGGTTTTCTCTTTGGAAAATGCTATTCAACCAAGATTTCAATGTATTGGTAATTGCAACAAAGCAAGAAGTGGCAAAAAATTTGGTAACCAAAGTAAGAGTGATGAATCAGTATCTTCCTTCTTGGTTAAAGTTAGAAACTGTTGAAGATAATAAACTATCCCTCAGATATTCGAATGGTTCTCAAATCAAAGCAACTTCAGCCGCTGGTGATGCTGGTCGTTCTGAAGCACTATCCTTATTGGTATTTGATGAGGCGGCTTTCATTGATAAGATTGAGGAGATTTGGGTATCCGCACAATCTACCCTTTCAACTGGTGGTAACGCAATTATCCTATCAACTCCAAATGGTGTAGGTAACTTCTTCCACAAAACTTGGGTAGGTGCTGAAGATGGTACAAACACATTCAATACGATTCGTTTACATTGGAGTTTACATCCTGAAAGAGACAAAAATTGGAGAGATGAACAAGAAGTTTTATTAGGACCAAAGGGAGCAGCACAAGAATGTGACTGTGATTTTATTTCTTCTGGTGATAGTGTAATTGACCCTCAAGTTTTAGAATTTTATAAATCCACTTATGTTCAAGAACCAATAGAAAAAACTGGATTTGATGGTAATCTATGGAAATGGCAATATCCAGATTATTCTAAATCATATATGGTAGTTGCCGATGTTTCTAGAGGTGATTCAACCGACTACTCAGCTGCTCATGTAATTGATGTAGAGGATTCAGAACAAGTAGCTGAATATAGAGGTAAATTAGATACAAAAGATTTTGGAAATTTTTTGGTAGCATTAGCAACTGAATATAACAACGCATTGTTGGTAATTGAAAATGCAAATGTTGGTTGGGCATGTATCCAACAAGTAATCGATAGAAACTATCCCAATCTTTACTATATGAGTAAAGATTTGAAGTATGTAGATGTAGAGAACCAATTTTCAAACAAATATAGAGCACAAGATAGAGGTATGGTAGCAGGATTTTCAACCACATCAAGAACCAGACCTTTAATCATTTCCAAATTGGAAGAATATATTAGAGAAAAATCAATTACAATACGTTCAATTAGAACTATTGAGGAATTATTCACATTTATTTGGTTTAATGGTAGAGCTGAAGCGATGAGAGGTTACAATGATGATTTAACTATGAGTTTAGCAATTTCACTATGGGTTAGAGATACTGCACTTCGTTTAAGGCAGGAAGGTATTGATTTAACTAAAAGAGCGATTGATGGTATATCTACATATACTTATAGTGGGGTATATGGTGGAAATGATAATGATGAAAATCCTTGGCAAATGAATATTGGTGATGGATTTGAGGACTTAACTAAATGGTTGTAAATTTAATTTTTGATATTTATATAGTATAAGTTAATTATAAGGATTAAAACATGGAAAATTATTCTGAAGAACTTTATAACGAATTTAAATTATCAATAGATGAAAACATCGAAGAATACGATGTTGAAAACTATGAAGATTTGAAGGAATTTATTCACTTTCTAAAAAATATGAAAGAGGATATTACAGAAGCTGAATATCAAGGTAGAGAGGTAAAACTCAACAAACCTATGAGAGGTGATGTAAAGAAGTTCAAAGTGTATGTTAAAAATCCAAAGGGAAATGTTGTAAAGGTAAACTTCGGACATGGTGGAACATCAGCTAAAAAAGCAGGTGAAGAAACTATGAGGATTAAGAAAGATAATCCAGAAAGAAGAGCATCATTTAGAGCAAGACACAACTGCGATAATCCTGGTCCAAGAACTGGAGCTAGATATTGGAGTTGTAAAGCGTGGTAAATAAATAAAGGTTATAAAATAAAGAAACAAAATGGCAGAAGAACAAAACAGTTCATTTTTTAATCGATTAACTAAACTCTTTTCTACCCAAGCAATCGTAAAGGTTGACAAGGATGGAAAGAGACGAGTTGTTGATGTGGATGATAGACAGCAAGGTGGTACTAACTTAATGAATTTAAGAGATAGGTACACCAAACTACAAAGGTCTTTTTATGGAGACCAGATGGCAGCTCAATCAATGGCATACCATCAAGTTAGAAGAGAATTGTTCAGAGATTATGATGCTATGGATAATGACCCAATTATCTCATCAGCATTGGATATCTACGCAGATGAATGTACACTCAAAAACGAATTCGGAGAAGTTGTACAAATCAAAACAAAAAACGAAAGAGTAAAAGATATCTTAGAAAATCTTTTCTATGATATTCTTAATATTGAGTTCAATCTTTGGTCTTGGACTCGTAATATGGTTAAGTATGGTGATTTCTTTTTATTACAAGAAATTCAACCTGGTGCTGGTATCATCAATGTAAAACCACTTCCGGTTTATGAAACTGAAAGATTGGAAAATACTGACCCAAATAATCCCAACTATGTAAAATTCAAAGTTAATCACGACCCAAATGGTAAAGGTGAATATGAAAACTTTGAAGTAGTACATTTTAGATTATTATCAGATACCAACTTCTTACCTTATGGTAAGGCAATGATTGAAAATGGTAGAAGAATTTGGAAACAAGTTTCTCTTATGGAGGATGCGATGTTGATTCATAGAATTATGAGAGCACCTGATAAGAGAGTATTCAAAATTGATATTGGTAACATTCCACCACAAGAAGTTGATAACTACATGCAGAAGATTATTTCTAAAATGAAGAAAACTCCATTTGTGGACAAACAAACTGGTGATTACAACTTAAAGTATAATATTCAAAACCTAACTGAAGATTTCTTCTTACCTGTTAGGGGTGGTGATAGTGGAACTGAAATAGATTCATTGGGTGGTTTAGAATACACTGCAATTGATGATATTGATTACCTAAAGAACAAAATGTTTGCGGCTCTAAAGATTCCAAAAGCATATTTGGGATACGATGAGAATGTAAATGGTAAGGCAACTCTTGCTGCAGAAGATGTAAGATTTGCAAGAACAATTGAAAGAATCCAAAGAACTCTTATTTCAGAATTAACTAAGATTGCGGTAACTCATTTGGCAGCTCAAGGTATTGAAGGAACAGAGATGGTAGATTTTGAATTAAACTTAGTTAATCCATCTACAATTTATGAGCAAGAGAAAGTAAACCTATGGAGTGAGAAAGTTAGATTGGTTTCTGATATT